ATGACGGAAAGTGATCCGGCAGAAGCCTTAGCTGTGCCTCAGCCAGACTGGACGGAAATTTTAATAGCATTTCAAAGTGGCGAACCGCTGAAGCCGGTCGCCATCAAAAATGGTGTGAGCGTCCAGAAAATTTCGGCACATGCGCGGAAAGAAAAATGGCCCCGTCGATCCTCGAAAAAAAGTGTTCGGGGTACAACGCCGCAAACGACAGATCAATTGATGAGACGCTTGGCTGGGTTGGTCGAACGCCAAGTTGCCGAAATTGAGACGCGGCTAACCGAGGCAAGTGAGGCGCGCGACCATGAACGCGATGCGCGCACACTTTCAAACTTGACCCGGACGTTAGACAAGCTCGTAGAACTTAGGCGCGACGCAGAAGAAGAGGCTGAAATAAAAAAACGGCAAGCACGCGACTTAGAGATGTCAAAGGGAGAAGGAAGCAATGCCGATACCATCAGAGCCGACCTTGCGCGCCGTCTCGCTCGCATCATTGCCGCCACATCTTGTTCGGCAGTTTCTTGATGGGCTCTCTGGACCAGAACTAGTTTTCCTAGCCCATGACTGGTCATTTTGGGCGCGTGCCTCACAAATTCCTCCTCTGGGAGATTGGACGACATGGCTTATTCTGGGAGGTCGGGGCGCTGGGAAAACACGCGCTGGCGCAGAGTGGGTGCGAGCCGCAGTCGAGCAAAAAAGAGCAGGCAATATTGCACTGGTCGGCGAAACTTATGCCGATGCCCGTGATGTGATGGTGGAGGGCACTTCTGGTTTGAGAGCCTTGGGAGCACGTCATGCGCGTCCGCGGTATGAAGCCACGCGACGTCGATTGTTATGGCCAAACGGGGCGGTCTGCTCTTTGTTCTCGGCGAGTGACCCAGAAGGGTTGCGCGGTCCTCAGTTTGATGCTGCCTGGTGCGACGAGGCGGCAAAATGGCCGGATGCAGAANCCGCTTGGGCAATGTTGCAGTTTGGTCTGAGATTGGGAGAGCAACCTCGGCAGGTCGTGACGACAACACCGCGTGCGGTCCCTTTGGTGAAAAAACTGCTGTCAGACGAAAGCGTCAATGTCACACGCGCATCGACATACGACAATCGATCAAACCTTGCAGATGCCTTTTTTTCGACGATCATCAAAACCTATGAGGGAACACGGTTGGGCCGCCAGGAGTTGAACGGCGAATTGCTGGATGATGATCCAGACGCTTTGTGGTCACGCTCGATGATCGAGAAGACCAGGTGTCAGGCAGCACCCAATCTGAGCCGTATCGTGGTTGGCGTCGATCCGCCCGCGACATCTGGCGCAGGTGCCGATGAATGCGGCATCGTCGTGGCGGGCCGGACAGATGACGGTAACTTTTACGTTGTGGCGGATCGGTCTCGTGGGCGTGCGAAACCGGCGCAATGGGCAGCGCGTGTTGTCGCTGCGTTTGATGAATTTGATGCCGATAGGGTCGTCGCCGAAGTGAACCAGGGCGGCGAGATGGTGGCGAGTGTGTTGCAACAAGTCGCGCCACATCTGCCCATTCGCCAGGTCCGCGCAACGCGTGGGAAATGGGTGCGTGCCGAACCCGTCGCTGCCTTGTTTGAACAAGAGCGTGTGCATCATGTGGGAGCATTCGCGACCTTGGAAGATCAGATGTGCAATTTTTCCGGAGATGGAAAAAGTCCTGATCGGTTGGATGCGATGGTGTGGGCCATCACAGACTTGATGCGCACGTCGGGCGATCCAGCCATACGAAAACTCTAGTTACATTTTGACACCTGACTCCGGCAAAGGAATTGGTATGACAGAAAATCTGGGTGCAACGCGCGCCGGACAGGGCCTTTGGGCGCGGTTTTTTAACCGAACAACACAGGTTCAAAACACAAAGGCCAGTGCTGTTGGATCTCTCATCGCCTTGAGTACCCTTGGCCGACCTGTTTGGACGCCGAGGGATTACGACCGATTAGCGCGAGAGGGATATGAACAAAATGCAGTGGCGTTTCGTTGCGTGCGTATGATTGCGGAGGCGGCTGCATCAGTTCCCTGGTTGCTTTATGAGAACGCGGTCGAACTTGAAGAACATCCTCTCCTGTCACTTTTGGCGCGTCCCAACTTGGGCGAAGGCGGCGTTGAGTTTCTAGAAGCTTGGTATGGCCATCTGCAAGTGGCGGGAAATGCGTATCTGGAAGCTGTTACAATTGGAGAAACAGTGCGAGAGCTGCACGTGTTGCGGCCTGACCGTATGAAAGTGGTGCCCGGCCCTCGCGGCTGGCCCGATGCCTTTGAGTATGCGGTGAATGGACGAACCATCATGTTCCGCGATGAACCCGATCATCCCATCTTGCACATGAAAGCGTTTCACCCAACCGATGATCACTATGGCCTGTCCCCTCTGGAAGCTGCGGCAAAGGCGGTGGATATTCACAATGCCGCCGGGGCATGGAACAAGGCGCTGCTCGACAATGCGGCCAGACCATCTGGTGCGCTAGTTTATAAGGGCGTTGGCGGAGATCAGTCGCTGAATGACGAACAATTTGAACGCCTAAAGACGCAACTTGAGGAAAATTATTCCGGGGCAGGAAATGCCGGAAGGCCTTTACTTCTTGAAGGCGGCCTTGATTGGCAACAAATGGGTTTGGGCCCGCGTGATCTTGACTTCAATGAGGCCAAAAACGCTGCCGCTCGTGAAATTTCATTGGCATTTGGTGTGCCGCCCATGCTGCTTGGTATTCCTGGTGACAACACGTTTGCCAATTATAAAGAAGCGAACCTTGTCCTGTGGCGCCAAACAGTTTTGCCCTTGGTTCGAAAAACAGTAACGGCTTTCTCGCATTGGCTGGTCCCGCGGTTCGGGGATTTTCTTCGTCTGGATATTGATCTGGATGCTGTGTCGGCACTGACTTTGGAGCGCGATGGTCTATGGACCCGCATGAAGGAAGCGGATTTCCTCAGCGATGACGAGAAACGAGCAACAGTTGGATACGGGCCTCAGGTTGTGCCGCATCAATGAACAATGAGGGACAGATGGCTGATGACCCGAGAAAATGGCATCTCGACAAGCGCGTGCCGATTGCTCTCATTTTGGCAATTCTCATTCAAACGGCGGGCGCGCTCACATGGGCAGGGGCCGCAGCTGAGAGGATTAATCAGTTGGAACGCCAAGTAATGGGAGGAAGCGATCTGGGCGAACGAACAGCGAGACTTGAAGAACAGGTAGCTTTTTCGCGGGCGTCGCTTGAGCGTATTGAGGGAAAATTGGATCGCGTGATTGCAGCCGACTAATGGTGGATGGCAGGTCCAATCACTACAATTCATTTGGCAGGTGCAGCTTTTGTAAATAGGAAGCTGGCACCATTTTTGTACCGGGAGAACAATGCAAAGCGAACGGCACGAAGGATCGGGTTCTCGCCAGCAAAAAGCTGGTCGAGGTCAACGGGAAACGAAACGGGCGGCGTTTGATGTTGCCCATGTCGACGAAGCGGGTGCCTTTGAAGGGTACGCCAGTCTTTTTGGATCGGAAGACCTGGGGCGCGACCTTGTACAACACGGTGCTTTTCAAGCGAGTTTGAGTAAACGCAGGGCCTCAGGCATCCGTATGCTTTTTCAACATGACCCCGGCGCGCCAATTGGGGTGTGGGATGAAATCCGCGAGGATGAGCGTGGACTTTTTGTACGCGGCCGTTTGACGTTGGATGTTGCCAGAGCCGGTGAGGTTCATGCTCTGATGAAGCAGGGTGCGTTGGATGGCCTTTCTATCGGTTTTCACACAGTGAAAGCGGTACGGGACAAATCTTCGGGTGTTCGAAAATTGATCGAAATTGATTTGTGGGAGATTTCCATCGTGACTTTTCCCATGCAGCCAGGCGCGCGGGTTAGCTCGGTGAAAATGTCTGGGTTGCCTACAGAAAGAGAATTGGAACGATGGCTCATGCGGGATGCGGGGCTAAGTAGGGTTGAGGCGCGCGCCTTGATCTCGCGTGGGTACAAGGCAGCAGCGTCGCCGCGGGATGCGGATGGCAGGGAGGCTGCGCTTGTTCACCTCGCACAGGACATTCGAATTGCCGGTCAGTGCTTTTGCATTTGACGCAATGCTATTCGAGAAACAATAAAACACAACAGGAGATGATCATGCCAAGCATGAACAAATCACGCGTCGGCCGAATCGGTAACGCGTTGGGCACAACTATGTCCAAACAAACTTCAGAGTTTGAGAAAAAGAGCGCGGATGTGAACATACCAGCGATCCGTGATGTGCGCGACGCGGTCGATGAATTCATGACGCGCTTTGAGACTTTCAAACAAGCCAATGACGATCGTTTGCGTGATGTCGAGCGTAAACAAGTGGCGGATGTCGTGACCGTGGAGAAGGTCAATCGTTTGAACGAAGCCCTCGACCAGCAGCAAAAGGCGGTCGATGGGTTGGCACTGTCCGTGCGTCGTCCCGAATTTGGCACAGGCATGAACCTGGATCCGTTATCACGGGACCACAAGACAGCATTCGATACTTATGTACGTCGCGGTGAGGTGAGTGCGCTTCGTTCACTGGAGGAAAAGGCTCTATCTGTTCAGTCTGATCCGGACGGTGGGTATTTAGTGCCAAAAGAAACAGAGCAGATGATTGATAGAATTGTCTCCCAAGCATCGCCCATCCGCGCCATTGCTGGCGTCAGGCAAATTGGAGCGGCTTCTTACAAGAAGCCATTTGCCACTACGGGTGCTGCCTCTGGTTGGGTTGGTGAGATTGATCCACGCGGGGAAACAACGACCCCAACCATTGCGGAACTTGAGTTCCCGGTAATGGAACTCTATGCGATGCCAGCGGCGACATCGACATTGTTGGACGATAGTGCGGTCAACATAGATCAGTGGATTGCGGAAGAAGTGCAAACGGCCTTCGCGGAACAGGAAGGCGCCGCATTCGTAAATGGAGATGGCGTGAAAAAGCCTCGTGGCTTTTTGTCGTACAGCACGGTTGAAAACGACGCCTGGACCTGGGGCAATGTGGGCTACATTGCGACAGGCACAGCGGGCGCATTCCCGGCGTCTGAGCCCTCAGACGTTCTGTTGGATCTAGTTTATTCCGTCAAGTCCGGTTATCGGGCGAATGCAAATTTCGTCATGAACCGACAAACCCAATCGCAAATCAGAAAATTCAAGGACGCGGATGGTAACTATCTTTGGCAGCCGAGCCTGGTGGCTGGTGAAGCACCCCGGTTGATGAACGTGCCAATCGCTGAAGCCGAAGACATGCCAGATGTTGCAGCTGATAGCTTCGCGATTGCTTATGGCGATTTTCAGCGCGGCTATCTGATTGTAGATCGCTTAGGTGTTCGGGTCTTGCGGGATCCTTATAGCGCCAAGCCCTATGTGCTGTTTTACACCACCAAGCGCGTTGGCGGTGGTGTTCAGAATTTCGAAGCAATCAAGCTCCTGAAATTCGGCGTCGCTTAGGAAACACGATCATGGCGAAAAACCACGAACAGAGAGAATGGTTTCAGTCTCTGGACCCCGCAGTTACCGAAATGACCCGTGTGGGCATGCCGATCAATCAAAAAGGACAGAGGCGTGTTGATCATTTTGTTCTAGTCGGTGTGGCTGGAGAACCTTTGTCCACCACGAAATGTATTTCGCTTCGGCTTGAAGCGAGCATGGACGGCGCACATTGGGAACCTGTTATCGATGACGCTCATGTGCGCGGTGGATCTGTGGATGCAAAAGGTGAATTCGCCATGATCGACAATCACAAGGATACTGGGCTGGTTCATTCCATCTGTTATGAGGGGTGCGGGCCTTATAGCCGTGTTCAAGTTGCGATTTTGGGGCGGCATGAAAAAGGAACACCCATAGCCGCATTGGCTTCTCGAATGCCTGATGGTGGTCGCCAGTTTCCTTGACATGCGGAATTTTTGAAAATGAGCAGGAATGAGTGCGGTCTCGTTCGCATGCTGACCCAAAAGGTTGATCTTCATGACGCTTTCATTAGTAACCGGCCCTTCGGCTGAACCCTTAGACTTGCTTGATGCAAAACTTCACCTTCGTGTGGACGGTACAGACGAAGATAGTCTCATCGAGGGCTTGATCGCCGCCGCGAGGCTGAGTGTCGAGGCAAATGTAGGCTTGGCTCTCATTGATCAAACGTGGAAATGGTCGCCTGAGAAAAGCGGCAAAACAGGTGGCGACTCGCATTATGAAATACCGCTGGGTCCGGTGAGCTCAATTGTATCGGTGTCAGTCGCTGGGCAAACACTTCCGCCCAGTGAGTATTCGTTTATTGCGGGCTTGAGTGCGAGCGTGACGTTTAGCAACGCTCTGAAAAATTCAGAGATCCACATCGTTTTTGTGGCTGGCTTTGGACAGGAGGCGAGTGACGTACCGCGTGACTTACGCCACGCGGTTGCGGTGCTGGTGGCTCATTGGTTTGAAAATAGGGTGCCAGGCGGTCTAGGCGATATGGGATTGCCTGGCTCCGTATCCACTTTGTTGTCTTCCTACAGAAAGGTGCGGTTGTGATCGGAGATTTGCGTCATCGGGTGACGTTGCAACAAGCCGTTCGCACACCGGATGCAGGGGGTGGGGCTGATCTCGTCTGGACCGACATAGCAGCGGTATGGGCATCAGTTGTTGCTGTCAATGGTTCAGCGCGGGATGCATCTGACAAGATCGATACACGAATACGGACGAAAATCCGTGTGAGATTTCGCACAGGCATCATGCCTGGTATGAGGTTTGTTGAGGGCGCTCGGACATTCAATATTCAAGCGGTTCTTGATGAAGAGGGAAGCCGTCGATGGTTATTGTGCCTTTGTGAAGAGGGAGAAGTTTGATGAGCTTGTCAGCGAGTTGGGAATTGCAAAAGGCAATTCACACGACCCTGGTCAGCGACGCTACATTGTCAACATTAGTGGCGGGGCGGATTTATGATCGCCCGCCCGACGATGTTGCGTACCCCTTTATCACTCTGGGTGACACCGATGTTGTGGCAACAGGCGACGGGACAGATGCGGCGCACACGTTGGTCCTTATCACCTGGTCTCGCGCAAAAGGGCGTAGGGAAGCGAAAGAGATCATGAGTGGCGTATGCGACGCTCTAAATGGTGCGTCATTGACGCTTGCGGGACATGTTCTGGTGAACCTGCAATTTGAACAGGCGTCGCTCAAGTATGCGCCTGACGCTGATGCGCTTCGTGGACAAATTCGTTTTCGGGCCTTTACAGAAGCCAACACCTAATTTTTACGGAGGGTCACATGACCGCACAACGTGGCAAGGATTTACTATTGAAAGTTGACATTGATGGTCTGGGGGCATTCGCAACGGTCGCCGGATTGCGGGCTCGTTCACTTGCGTTCAATGCACGCTCCGTGGATGTGACAGACGCGGATTCTGTTGGCGAGTGGCGCGAGTTACTTGCAGGAGCAGGCGTGAAATCAGCCAGCTTGAGCGGTAGTGGTATTTTTAAAGACGCTACATCTGATGAAACGATACGCGGATATTTTTTTGACAGCATAATCAGAGATTGGCAGGTGGTCGTTCCAGATTTCGGGATTGTTCAAGGCGCCTTTCAGATCACCTCCCTTGAGTACGCGGCGTCGCATGATGATGAAGTGCGGTTTGACCTCGCACTAGAATCCGCCGGTGCACTCATATTTGCAGGAGCGTGAAATGGCCAATAGGCACCGCGGTGAAGTGGCTTTGCAAGCTGGTGGCGAGAGTTTCACCCTGTGCCTGACTTTGGGCGCGTTGGCGGAGCTGGAAGATATTTACGGTGGCGAGGATATTCTGACAGTTGCTGGTCGGTTTTCCAGCGGAAAGCTCACGTCGCGAGACGCTGTAAATTTGTTGAAGGCCTCGATGAAGGGCGGCGGTCACAATGTGAGTGCCATCGATTTTGATCAGCTTTCATTTGAAGGGGGTATGGCTGGTCTCATTCGCACCTTGGCAATGTTGTTGCACGTAACTTTTGCGACGGAGGTGAGCACAGCAGTGAAAAAAGAACGAGACGACGACATTGGAGAGGATAGAGACAATGTCCCTTTCCCTGGACGCCCCTTCTGAGTTTCGCCTTCACCATTTTGAAGTGGACGCCTGACCAAGTGTGGGCTGCATCCCTGTCGGAGATCGAATTGGCGGCAAAGGCTTTTGCGCCACGGACGCGTTCAATCCTGTCCTGGAATAATTTGCAAGAGTTGATGGTGGCATTTCCAGACAAAACGAGCTGAAAGGAAATCCTATGAACTTTGACGATATTGAGCCAAGTCGATTGAGTTCAGATGTTGCGCTGTTGAAAAGTGAATTTGACGCCGCCGCGCGCAGCAGTAGAAATTTGGGACAGGAGGCGAAAACGGCTTTCTCCGGAATTAGCGTTGAAGGTAACCGGGCTGTAGGGGGTAGCAAGGAATTGGGTCGTGTATTGGCTGGTGCTTTTGGAGATGTAGTTGCGGGAGGCAAATCCCTCCAAGGCATTTTGAGGTCTGTTGCAGGCGATCTTGCGAAACTCGCTGTTCAAAACATCTTTGGTACTGCCGGCAAAAATGATGGGTTTGACCTTAGTGGTCTGTTGGGCGGGTTGGTGAGTGCCAACGCGAAGGGCAATGTCATCCATGGGGGCAGAGTGCAGGCATTTGCGAAAGGGGGGGTGCTCTCAAGCCCGTCGCTATTTCCGATGGCTAGTGGCGTTGGGTTGGCTGGGGAGGCAGGTCCTGAAGCCATTTTGCCTTTGTCGCGCGGTTCTAATGGCAAGTTGGGTGTTGCCACCCAGGATAGCGCCCGGCCTATTTCAGTCACGTTCAACGTTACTGCGACTGATGCCGCCAGTTTTCGACGCAGTGAGACGCAGGTCGCAGCAATGTTAAACCGCACGGTCTCCAGAGGTGCGCGCAATCTTTAATCCTTCATTTTGAGGTGTGTTGATGGCTTTCCACGAAATTCATTTCCCTCTCCGGGCAGCCTTTGGGGCTTCTGGCGGTCCTGAACGACGCACAGAAATTGTCTCACTCGGGTCAGGGCATGAAGAGCGCAACAGTCCGTGGGCCTTATCGCGCCGGCGCTACAATGCAGGTTCGGGTGTACGCTCGCTGGATGATATTCACCTAGTGACGGAGTTTTTTGAGGCCCGCCAAGGTCGGTTGCATGGTTTTCGTTGGAAAGACCGCGCTGATTTTTCTTCGACAAAACCGAGTGGCACGGTGACCTCCCAAGATCAGGTGCTTGGGTCGGGAGATGGGGTGACCGCAACATTCCAAATTGCCAAATCCTATCATTCAGGAGAGGTCGAATATCGCCGCTTCATCGCCAAGCCGGTGGACGGGAGTGTCCGCGTATCTGTCGATGCGGTTGAGTTGGAGCCGGGCACAGCTTTTATCGTCGATCATACGAGCGGTCTGGTCACTTTCCTGAGTGGAAACGAACCCGCACCGGGAACGACCATTCGGTGCGGATTTGAGTTCGATGTGCCCGTTCGCTTCGATAGTGATTTTTTGGAAATTAACTTGGCTGCGTTTGATGCAGGCGATATTCCCTCCATTCCACTTGTGGAAATCAGACTTTAAAGGATGTCGACATGAAATCTCTTTCATCTGAATTTCAGGCACATCTGGACAGTGGAAGCACAACCCTTTGTCATTGTTGGCGGTTGCAGCGACCTGACGGTGCCGTCGCTGGGTTCACGGAACATGATCGAGATTTGGTCTTCGATAACATTGTCTATGAAGCAGCGGCCGGGTTCACCACAAGTTCGGTCGGGTCCTCGAATGGCTTGGCGGTAGATAATTTAGATGTGGTTGGGGCGCTGGAATCTTCGCACCTAACAGACGCAGATTTGGCTGCTGGCTTTTATGACAATGCCGACATTGAGATTTGGCGGGTGAACTGGCAGGACACGCAGCAAAGAGTTTTGCTACGAAAGGGAAACCTTGGTGAAGTTCAAAGAAGCAATCAGGGATTTTCCGCTGAAGTGCGTGGTTTGAGCCATCGGCTCAATCAATCAACAGGTCGTCTCTTTCAATATGCGTGCGATGCGGACCTGGCAGATGCTCGGTGTGGCAAAGAACTTATCCTGGGTATTTTTGCAGCGTCTGGTTCGATAACCGCTATTCGTGAAAACAGAATTTTGACGGTTTCCGGGTTGACCGCTTTTGATGACGGATGGTTTTCACGCGGGCTTTGTACTTTCACATCAGGTGCCAATCAGGGTGAGGTCATGGAAGTGAAATCTCATACACGTCGCGCCGGAGATGTTGTGATTGAGCTTTGGAACGCGCCGACGCAGAGCGTTGAGCTGGGTGGCGGGCTTTCAGTTAAGGCGGGATGCGACAAGCAATTAGATACCTGTCGCCAAAAATTCTCAAACGTCGAACGTTTTCGAGGGTTTCCCCATATGCCAGGGAATGATTTTGCACTTTCTTATGCCAGGCGGGGTGCCGCCAATGATGGGGGCAAGTTGATATGAACCGTGTTTACGGGCGCGAAGAAATTGTCCTCCGCGCACGACAGTGGATCGATACCCCTTACAAACATCAGGCGAGCCTTAAAAGGATTGGCACTGATTGTCTTGGGCTCATTCGAGGTGTTTTTCGAGAACTTGAAGGGTTTGAGCCGGAAGATCCACCGGCTTACAGCCCTGATTGGTCAGAAGCCTCGGGGCCATCTGGATTCATTGAGGAGGCGATGGCGTTAGCCGCAAGGCGTCATCTTTGTGAGGTACCTACAGATGCTGCAGCATTAGGCGATGTGCTTTTGTTTCGAATTTCCGCGAGATCTGCGGCAAAACACGTTGCGATCATGAGTGAGGAAAATCGAATGATCCATGCCTGTTCTGGTCGCGCCGTAGCAGAGGTGGCATTCGAGCCCTGGTGGCGACGGCGTCTCACGTATGTTTTTCATTTTCCAGGAATTGAAACCGAATGGCTTCAGTAA